CTTACTTTAAAACGAGTAAAACGTAAAAGTGTTCAATTAGTACGTAAAACTCGTTAACTGAATTCGTAGCTAATACTTTCACAAATTAAATTCATCTGTACAACAATCACATGTGCGTAAGCAATAGCATGTGCCTTCTTAAAGAAGTATTCATCCCCTTCCGGTTTCGTCCAAATTTCCGTCATCACTGTCGGCCAGTCTTTCCCAATCAGATAACGTTTGGCTGGGCGAATCATAGCCAAAACTGCGGCCAACTGTTCTATCGAGGTAGGCTTCATTTGTCTCAAGATAGAACCATGCCCGTTGACGTGAAAGAGCAAGTTGACGAAGTTGTCGTCTATTAACAAATCCCATAACGGTTCAGTCTCCAATAGTTGTGTCAAGTGTGCTTTGTTTTTCACACCTTCGTATACGCTGACATTTAAGAAGTCTATTTTAAAATAACCCCTTTCCTCAGCTTCTTTATACTCTATTGTACTTATTCCTGTTACTGGATTATATGGTATGCTTTGTACGTACACACCTGTATTATGTTTTTTATCAGTATCAAGTCGTGCATCTATATGCTTTAAAACTTCTAAAGCTCGAGTTCTGTCAGCAAAGTCGATGTCAATATCTGGCATTTAAAAGTCCGTGTGTACCCATTTTTTAGGTTCTTCTTTTGTAGGATTATATGCTTCTTCAGTTTCAGGGTTTACTAATTTCCATATATCAGGACAACGGTTTTGTTGAGGGATATCTTCAACTATAGTTCCGTCCTGTAATAACCAAGTTGTGGGTGAGTTCATATATTAGATTCCTTAACAACATCTTTAACTAGTGCCGCATCAGCTGGTAATTTTTTAAACTTGCTAACCCAAAATTGAGGATCGATAATTTTTTGTATGTGCCCTAATTGTTCGTCACTAAACTTTTGTAGCATCAATTTACCACTGCTACTATTTAATACTACCCATGGACTAATTTTACCATCCTTAATATCATAACATGCACGACTCAAACTAACATATAAAAAATAATGATTCCACGATGCGTTATGATCATCTGCCCAAGCCATCATCGTTTGGATTGTTCTTTGGAGGGCAGTTTCGACTGTTTCGTTTCTAATAAGGTCGAAGACGTATTCGTCATAGAGGTCTTCTCTGCACCAGTGATCCAACTTGACGCCGCTTCGTACAACCCAGTCAATGAACCTGTCCGGGTAGAGAGGATTAACATTGCTGACAAAACTGCCAAACTTAACAAAAGCATTATAGTAAGGGCTTTTACTAAAATCTTCATAAGTTTTATCCTGTTTAGAATTAGGTTGATTTAATTTATAAAATTTTTGAAATGTATCAAATGCTAGTATAACATGTTTTTCTGTTCGCGACAAGTATCTGCGTTTTTGCTCGCAAACATGTACTGCTAAAGTTTTTTCCTGCATGAAGCCTTTGTTACAATGACCGCATACATAAGGTTGATTAACTAACGCCATCATTTTAATTTTTTAGCAATAGTAGCTTCATCTAATCCGTACTTTCTAGCAAGATCTTTTATTTCTTTGTCAGTAGTTATTGCCGCCAACAATTCAATTTCGTCTCTCTTACGTGTAGGATAAATTTCTTCAAGGAATTTAACTTTCTTGCCACCAGTGCCTGTTTTCTTTTTAGCACCAATCCAATTATGATAGAATGTTTTTTCACCATTCCAACTGCACATACACAATAACAACCATAATAGTTTAGGATGTTTTTGTAAATCGTTCCAGTTTTTATTAAAATATTCGTTAACTGTTAATACAAAATGTTCTTGTATATCTCGCTTTTGATCTTGAGCACTACTGATATATCTGTTTAAAATAAAGAATTCACTTTTGAGACTCTTTTGTTGTTCGGGGGTCATTTCGTCCCAAGCCGCACGAACGTTCATGTCTACAAATGCTATCTTTTCTTTTAATTCGATTTTATCACTCATATTTTTCTACGCTTAGTCTATATAGTATTTTAACACGATCTATAGCTTGTTGTAAAGCGGGATTGGTTTTTCCTGCCAAACGAATTTTAATCCATTCGTTATGATCAGCCAATTCTTTATCGCCAGTAGCTCTGCGTACATCGAATCTTTTCATTTCTTCTGGATCGATTTTATGTCCGTTTACAGGATCGTATTCCCAACCAACTATTTGTCGTGTATCAGGCGCCGCGCCAAATTCTCGAGAATATACAACTCCATTGTCTCTTTCATAAACGTATGTAACACCTGGTTTAAGCGTCCCCATTGAATAGATCCTCCTTTGGAATTAACCTTGCATCAAAAGCCAATACAGTACGTGTGCCCTGGCCGCGCCAAGGATATACTGTGTGCGGAATATGACTTGGGAATACTAAAACAGTTCCTGGTGTTGGACTATATTTCCAAGTATCAGTCATAACAAACCTGTTAATATCTCTAGTTGCAGGTAATCTAAATAATATCTGACTGTCGCTTGGTTGGCTGTTTTCAACTAATTCTGGGGCACTAATGTACATATTTCCAGATAAATTGCCGGCAGGATGTGTGTGCATTTCTTGATATTCGCCTTCTGTTTGTCGAATAGTCCATACACTATTAATCATAATGTCACATAGTTTTAGATCGTTTACACCAGCTTGTTGTGTAATAATTTCTAAATAGCCTTGACAAATACTTTTAATATAACTTAATAACCAAGAAACATCTATATCTAATTTGTCATTAGGAAAAATTTGTATTTGTTGTCCGCCACGAATGCTAATCAATGGATTGCCGGAATCGTTTAGTTCTGGTCTGCTATGCAATGCTTCTACTAACGTATATATTTTACTAAACTCCACGGGAGGAATATTGTCAATACAAATAACAGTAGGTTGAAAATATGCTATCTTTAAACTCATAGTATTTTATCCAATTGAATAATTTCATTTTGTTTTGATATTTCTTTAACAAAATATACGCAGTCGGGCTTGTGACCAAAACGTGTAGGAGTTGATAATAATTGGCCGTTTTTCATTTTAGGAAAATACCATTTAACATCATTATAAAAATTTACAATTTCTATCTTTTTAAACTCTACCCTAAACGAACTTAATGGATTAAAACACAATGCTTCAAATCCTCTATCATTTAAACTAGTTAAAGGTAAAATTTCAATGTCACAAGCACTAGTGCTATCTCCTACAGCTATACACCAATCAAGTGGCATAGCTATTTCATCATCTCCGATGCGCAATACCATAGCTGGTGCGTTAAAACTTTCTAAGAATATCAGCGGCATAAACAAAAAATCTGGATCTGCCGGATTGCTGTTATCTAATACAGCGAATCTAGTATTTTCATCAACCTCTTCTGGTAAATTGTTTAATGAAAATGTTTGGTTGTCTAATGTTAATATCTGCATAATTCCTTATTTTTGCCAATCCACTTTTTCTAAAGTAAATGGATACTTGGCATCCTTGTAATATTTTTTCCTCGTTGTGAGGTGACGCTTGGCGAATTTACAAGTGGAAGTTACGTCCCAGATTTGTACAAAGTCTTTGTCTTCTGCTTTACGAATTCCTCGTCCTATCGACTGAATAACCCTGACAAACGACTTGCCAGGCTCAAGAAGAACCAGGTTAAAGATCCTAGGTATATTAATTCCAACAGCCGCGACACCAAAGGTCGCGACCGTAACTTTATTATCCATTGTTGCATGTTCTTTGTATTCCTCTTTACGGTCTTTTCCTTTAACTTCACCTGAAATAAACACTGCGCCTTCTATCATTTCTGTTAATAATTTGCCTGTATCGATTCTATTAACTAGAATCAATGTGTTGCCTGAATCTGCTATGCCTTTAACAAGTCTACTAAAATATGTCATCCTGTCTTTGTTAGTAACAAGATATTTCAATTCTTCTTGATATGTTTTAAATTCTGGTAAATCTATGAGTTGTAGTACATTTACGTGTAAATTGCTAAGTACTCCCATCTCTTGTAATTCGTGTGCTTTAATGCCGCCAACTACTGGACCTATACTAGCAAAAATAGGTTCTGCTTCAAATTCGTCTTTAGGAACAGTACCAGTTAATCCCCAACGTATAGGTGCGTTACACAAATTTTGTGTGAGTAAATTCTTTAAAACTTCTGCCTTTGCCATATGTACTTCATCGACAATAACAGTCTTAACTCCGTCTAAGAATTCTGCTAATGTTATTGCCACATCGGCATCCCAATTCTTACTTTTCTTATCTAATATGTTTAAACTTTGCCATGTGCAAATAGTATGTGTTTTATTAAGATCCTTGCGATCCCCGTAGTAAACACCCACATCTAACCCAACTGCAACGAAATCTTCTTCTGTTTGTTCTACTAAACTTTTATTAGGAACAATAGTAATTGTACGACCAAATTTTTCTGCAAGTTGACTTAATGTTGCTGTCGTAATTGTTTTTCCTGCACCTGTTGCAATTTCTTGTAACGATTGTGTATTTGATAAAAATGTGTTAATTGCGTCAACTTGATAGTCACGCAACATGATAGGTTTACCTTCTTGTTGATGACCTTTTGGCCACACTTTTCCTTGATCTGCCCAGTATGTTTCAGTCACAGGTGTAAATTCGATTTTAGGAGTTGTTCGCAAATCTTCTAATTCATCGATATCAATATCCATGTCTGAAAGTATGCTAAGACACTTTTCTAGCTGGCTAAGATAGCCATTTCCACCGAGGCCAAACATCGACACTTTACCATCCCATCGACCTAATTTATAAGCAGGCCGATAACGTGCAGTTGGATCTTCATACTTAAATGTATTGGCCAAACGTTTGCGAGCTTCGAGAGATAAATTCTCAAATTTTATGTTAACTTCGTCTCGAATCACTAATTTTACGGTCATCGCAGTATTGCCTTTATATCCATGGCAGACGGTTCTTCTGCCCACTCAACAATTAAATCACAACAATTAGAGTATACAGCAGTTTTTCCATGTCGCATACCCATACGGCTATCTAGCGCAAGTACACTCATAGGTCTCCAGGCATTTTTTAGGAAAAATTTCGGTATTTTTCCACTCATAACACATGCAACTTTTAAATTTTCATCCAACTGATGATTGTAGTGTTTGTCTGCAATCAAACCGTTAAACTGTTTACCTAAGTCGTCATTGGGTAGTCGAAAGTAAATACCGATGTTATCAAAAATTCCGTTTTCTTCCAATGCATCCGACAAAATTTTCAGGTTTTCTAAGTACTTGTTATTGACAAGTGTATCGAAGACCACTAACATCGGCAATCTTTTTAAATCGATTAAACTGGAAATAATATTGCCAACCGAGTGCTGTTTTTTATCAATCCACAGTCTAGTCTTTGATCTGTTAGCAATGACTTCGGTCAGCGTTTCACCATGATTTTTCACATTTTCTGTAAAATACTGATAACGCATACTTCTGTCATTAATGATGTTTTGATCGATGGAGGTTGAAATTCCTAAATCAGCAGTAATGACTTTATGAAAGTTTTGATTGGTCATATTGGTGATTAAAAACTGACCACGAATTTCGGGTTCTGACCACGATTTTATGGTATTGTAGTAATTTTCTACTTTTTCTTCAATATCAAATTCATGCGGTTTTAATGCTTCCACTAGTGTTACAATATTGTGTTCTGTGAGGTCTGCATAGTACTTTTTCCCGGCATTTGTCACCACTAAATTTTCGCATTTTTTCGCAATATCACTCATAATTTTACGAATTTGCGAATTAAAACTAAAATCTATAGTCAACATTAAATCGCCGTCATCATTGTTACTGATGTATATTTTTTTGACTTGTTCTATTTGTCTAAATGCGTGACTCCACATTGGAGCAGATAACGCCTCTGAAATTTCTTGAGAAAAATCTGGCAATTTTTCCGAATTTTCCTTGAGAATTTTCATTAACAATCTACTTTGGTTTTCTGTGATGAAAAAACAACTAGTAATGGATGTAGCAAGGCTACGTAACACTTTAGAGTCTCGATTGTGCAATCTTTCTTCGATTGCAGGTGAAGTAAAGTTTACAATTTTTAATAGTAAGTTATCAATAGTCGTCATATTAGTAAGTATACGCTAACTTGAGGCAAAGGTCAACCTTTTAAAAAAATAGGCCTCAATATTATTTAAGGCCTATGGTCTCTGTTTCGAGCAGATTGATTATAAACTAGCGTCTTCCATACCTGCAACACGCAATTTAACAATGTTAGTAATTTGCCATTGTTTTTGGTCAAGACCTTTAGTGATACCCAACCATTTGTTTCTTAGCAAGGCAAATTCGTTGATAATTTTTTCCATATCAACAACATCGGCCTCGCCTTCCACGTAACGTTCACAATCTCTGCTACTAAGAGCACGTTGATAGTTTTCCAAATACTTTCTAAAGAAACTACTTTTTAAACGACGCAATTCAATGTTAAGATATTCCAATATGGCTTCAATTTCTTGCAATTGGCTGAATCGATGTTCAACTATTCCTGGTAATGATGCACTGGCTCTTTCTACGTTACCACCAAGTTTAACTTCGGTTCGTGCTTCAACTAGTTCTGCTTCGTAGAATGCCACTGCCGCAGGAATATTGCTGATATCTTTAGCTATATCGGAATACCAACCCATTAATAATCCTCGTCTTCTTCGTTATAGTTTGTTTCTTCTTCTTCATCAGACTCTTCATCGAGATAATATTCGATTGCAGAATCTAGGACACCGTCGACGCCTGTTGCATTTTGCATTACACGATCACTAGTACCGAAATCGGCTAGTAAATCTACATAACGCTCAGCTACACTGTCAATTACTTTTTTGTCAATATAATCTGCGAATAGCAACCAGATGTCACCGATTTGTGTCTCATTCAACATTTTCTTCTGTCTCCTCAGGAATGGTAGTTGTTGTAGGTTTGATATGGAATTTTGCCATTATCATATCTAATTTATCATCTTTCCATTCTTTTCGGTAGAATTTGAATTCCTCACCTGTATCTGGATCAACCCACTTGAGTCTATTACCTTCTTGTTTTAACAATCCAGCTTTCTCGCACAAGTCGACTAAACCACTGTAAGGATTCATACCTGTTTCGTATGGGATCTTTACTTGTAGTGTTTCAAAAGGCTTTGCGTAACGAGTTTTCATAATCTTACAAGCGGCACGAATACCGTTTACTTCCGAAACCTTGTTACCGTCTTCGTCTTCTTTCAACTTCAATTTCTTCATAGCAACTACGATAGAACTTGCATAAACGAAGCCTTGTCCGCCTGAAATTTTGTCATCTGGATCGAACATATCTTGACTTGCGTATGTGTGATTTGTACAAACCATACCTACGTTATAGTTACCGAACATGTTTACACAATTACGAACCAATGCTGTTAATGCTTTAGGTTTCCGACCCATGTCGCCTTTAAGATCTCCCGCTTCAAACTGATTGATATCGGTAGGGGTAAGCAACATACCCAAACTGTCTATGACAAATAAGACCTTAGGACGTTGTTCCATAGCTTTGTATTCTGTCATGAATTCGTGGATTGTTTTTGCCACATCATCAATCATAGCCATGTTCAACTTGAGAAGTTTTTCTTCACTTGTATCTACACCAAGTGCGTGTAACCATTTTTCATCTAACGCATTTTCACTGTCTACAAGAATAACATAGATACCTTGCTCTTGTGCGTTCTTAACAATGTTACCAGAACAAATATATGACTTGCCAGCACCTGATTCGCCAGCAAATACTGTAACCTTGCCCAAAGGAATACCTTTGTTAAAGTCACCACTGATTAGATAGTTTAATGCGTAATTACCTGTACTAACCCAATCAGTCGGGTCGTTAAACCCAATGCCTAAACCGTCAATACTTTTGGTCAAGGTCTTTCTAAATTTCGATAAATCGAAGGCTTTTGTGGCCATAAATTAATTCTCCTAAAAAGATAACCCGGGCGTACAACTAGGTTGCAGTGGCCCGAGCCGTATGCTTATTGCTTTTGACGATTGCGAATCATTGCCAAAATATCTTGGGCACGTGAATCGCCACTTGCACCAGTTGCTTCTGCTTTTGCTTCTACTGCTGGAGCAGTCTTAGCAACTTTAGCTGGTGCTTCATCTTCATCGATATCATCTACTGGTGCAGATGCTTTAGGAGTTGACTTCACAGGATCGCCAGTGTTTTGGCTCATACCTGCTGGTTTGAAATATTGACCCCAACGTTCCATGTCATATGGTTCGCCGTCAACTGATGCTTCGAACATTTCCTTCATAACTTTCAATTCAACTTCGCCTGGCTTTTTAGGCAAAAAGTCTGTTAGATTAAACAAACCATGTTGTTTGATAGCCGCTTGTTCTTCGTCACTAAGTGGACGCTCACGACGTGCCCAACTTGATGTTGAGTAGTCTGCGTAGCCGCCTTTTGAACCTTTCTTCATGCGATAGTCTAAACCATGCACGTAGTCAGTTGGCAAATCTTCCAATTCTGGATCGACAAGTGCCGCACGAATTGATGTAAAGATTTGAGGTCCAATAATAAAACGACGAATTGGATTTTCTGGTTTTTCTTCGTCTTTCTCTCCGAGTCCGTCTTCTGCAACAAACCCTTGGAAAATGTAACTACGTTTCTTCCAGTATTTACGACCCATGTCTTCTAATGCAGGGTCTTTGAACCATCCACGTACTTCTGCCAAGATTGGGCAAGTGTCGCCATACATTTCTACGCATGGAACTTGTACTGTGATGTTTTTGCTTTCTGATTCACCTTTGATTCCTGAGAATGGCAATTTGATCATTGCTCGTTCTACCCAGAAAAAAGTGTTGTCGGTGTTACCATCTGGTAAAAATCTAAGTGTAGATTCGCCACCTTCTTTAAGATTCCAAAACGGATAAATTGATTTGTCTCCGCCTGATCTTTGATTGTCTGATCCTTTTGATTCGGATGCCTTAAGTTTTGCTCTGATTTCTGCTAAAGTTGCCATAATAGTTCTCCTTTAATATGCCTTTATGTGCTTTTATTTGCCTAATATTGCTTTATGATCTACATAAAACAAAAGCGCATACATGTTATTGTATACGCTTTTATTTAGCAGAGCAAGTAAAATCTCGCTCTAAATGTGATATTATTTTAGATATTTTGCCAAATCGATAATTCTGCTCAAACTTTCTTGAACCGGTTGGGCCTGGGCTCTTGCTCTAGCTTGTCCTTTTGTGCCAACCGGAGCAGTAGGTGCGGCAGGAGCAGTAGGTGCGGCAGGAGCAGTAGGTGCGGCCGCTTGTGTATTCCCTTGCATCTGAGCTAAAAATGCTTTATCTCTGGCACTAACAGTCGGGTCACTCATAGCATCTTTAGCCGCACTTGCTTGTGCCGGATCTAAGGTTGCATTTTTACCAACTCCGCTACCATTATTAATTGCTGTTGGAGCAATTGGTCCCGTAGGTTGAGCTACTTGTATATTAGCATTTAAACTGGTTCTGTTTGGATCAGTTGTTGTAGCACTTCTATCCGAAGCGGCTTTAGCTTGTTGTGCGGCTTGTGTTTGTAATTGGCCAGCAGGTGTATCTTTCATCAATGTAGCTGGCGGCTGTCCAGGTGCCGCAACATTCTTAGCAGTACTATTGCCATTAATGTCCAACCCATACTGTTTCATTGCGGCTTGTGTTTGTGGACCCATAATGCCGTCTGCTTGTATTTTAGCACCTAGTGCTATTAATTTTTGTTGTAATGATAATACTTTAGGATCTTTGACAGCGGCTGGTTTAGTAGTGCCTGCCGGTGCTGCCGCGGCTCCTTGTTTGCCATAACGCCAATCTGCCTTTTGATCAGCAGTTGCATCTTTACTCCATTCAGCTTGTTGAGCCGCAGTAGGTTGCGCAACAGGTGTATTGTATTTGGCAATAGATGCTGGATCATTTAAATTTAAATTTTTCAAGGCATCTGCTTGCGCACTGTTGCCAGCGGCCGCAACTGCCTGAGCATAATCCCTTTCATTACTAAAATTAGCAGGATTAATTTTATCCATTGCCGCACGGCCGCCACCACGCAAGTCAATGTTAATATCGGCTTCGACTAAGGCTTTTAGTCTTTGAGCACGTTCAATAAGAATATTAGCATCCATTGTTGTAACCTAAATTATCTGTAATGTACTAAACTTACCAAACGTTGAACTTCGTCGAATCCAGAAGATTCTGCCCAAACAGTTGCGCCTGTTGGTTGAGGTTTGTTATCTGGTGTTGGAGATTGTACCGCAGGGGCAGGAGCAGGAGCCGTTGCTGTTGTGGCGGCCTGACGTGTTGCGTCACTAATGTTCGGGTTTTGTCCTTGTTGGACAGCACCTTGCGGAGCAGGAGCCGCTGGCTTGGCTGCTGGCTTGGCTGCTGGCTTGGCTGCTGGC